TAGTTCCGTTTCAAGCTGCATCATCTCCATACGATGAGCTTGCTGTTGGTTGGCCTTAAAATAACTCAAGACCTCTGGGAGAAAAGAACTCCCAAAACCCAACAGACTTCCAAGTAATGCCATCATTTCTCTGATCCTAACCAAACAGCAAACGCGCCTGTCATAGACCCAGAACATATTGAAATCATTGCACTTTGTTGTGTGGACAGGTCATCTAACGACATGCCCCATTCAATAACCCTTATATACATGATGGTCATAACAAACATCATAAGTCGGGGTAAAATCCTGTATTCTAGGAATGTCTTAAAATCCATCTGATAATCCTTTTAATATGTCCTTTAGGCTGACTTTAGCCTTAGAGTTCGGTTGATAAAGGCATTCAAACTGTTTTGGGCATTCACGAAAGCTAAGTGTCGGGTAATGGTAGCCCAAAGTTCCATTCTTACCGGAGTATAAACATAGGATTTCATCGCCATTCCGCACGTACTTCCACAAATGGCATGTAACGTATTCTGGATTTAACAATGAACTTGCTAAAATAAGGGGGATTAAAGTGTTCACGATACTAACGTTATCAAATAAATAGCGCCGCCAATAAACCCAATAATTAACATGGATAATCCCAATATCGCCATATTGTTCTGGATTTGACGTTTGGCTTCGTCCTGCGCAAAGGCAGTCTTTTCCCGCTCTGCCCTGATTTCACGGCGCATGTCCAACATCTCATCATACGTTCCCCAACCAAACCGCATATTTATCATTGCAGCAATCTCTAATTCTCGTTCTTTTAACGTCTTTTGGTGGATCAGGATTTGAAGAGCTTCCTCCTCAATAGACTGACCCTGCGTGGCGCGTTCAAAGAACGTAGGCGCTTTTCTTTGTGCCTGCGCTCGGTTTATATCAGCACATGCGCCATACCAAGAACCTAATTGTTTGGATATGCCCTCTAGTTCTTGGGCATGTCCAATAACTTTTTTAATGCTGGTATAGGCCGTACTGGCGATTGCAAATGCGCTAACTGGATCGATCATATAGAACAGTCCTACGTTGTTACAGTTACAGCGCCTACACTAGCCGTTGTGGTATTACCGCGAAGATTTGGCTGGTCAGCAACAACTATCTTAACTTGACCCATCAAGCCTGCTGCGTCCCTGTATTGGAACAATTCGCCCACTTCTAAACCCTGATCGTCATTTTGCAAATTTGTTAGAACCAAGCCTGTATTTCGGCCAGCCCCCGGATTTTGCATTTGTTCTAAATACAGGGAAAACGAAAGAACTATGTCCTCCATGTATTGGCGGTCATATTCATCAGGCGCTCTTGGGAAGAACGGCTTGATTAAATTACGAGACATTATCTGCGCCCGTCTGGTCTTAAATCAACCCTTGGCGTTCCCAATCTCCACCCTGTCCCTGTGCCTGTTGATTCCAGCTTTAATGAAAATGCACGACCTCTAAGCCGTAAATTTACTTCGTTTGTCCATTGTTCAATTGGCACTGTAGATGTTCGGGTTACAGCTTTTGCCTGTGTTTGAAGATATAGACCACCGGGATAGTTACGCGCTTGCAACGTCATAGTTGCAGAAGGAAAGCTTGCCGTTGAATCCCTAAAGGTCAAATCAGGAATCATCTTACTAATAAACGTGAAGTGATCGCCATCACCCATGTCAATCTGACTGCTTTCAATACGGGCTGCAATCGCTGTGGCAGGCTCTGTGCTGCCATCATCAAAGCCTACTTCATGGTTATACAGGTGATGATCTGGTGCAGCAGCAATTGGGTCAGCGTTTACGCCACGATCCAGCCATACCGTGCGGTCCAAGGTGCCGTAATACCAAAGTTTCTGTTGATAATTGAACACTACATATCGGTCATTTTCGGAGCTACTGGCAGATGGATAAAACCACCAAACCTCGCCAAAAGCTGTATTTGATCCAGCCGTAACCTTATCCTTTTGAAAGAAGTTAAAGTCCGTAAATACATAATCTCGCACGGTACACGGCAACCGCTGTACAGAACCAGCGTAGCTGTAAAACTCTTCTTGACCCATCCAATACACGGTGTCTTCGACGTTTATCGCACCTAGTGGCCCAACAATAGTAATGTTGTCTGATACCATATTAATGCCGAAGGTGAACGGTGGTCCTAAGAATTGCATTGCGTGAAGTGAAACGTCTGTAAAGACTAGAATCTGTTGTTTTGTCTCTATTGCAGCCACGATTTCAGAGCCAGACCCTATACGCAAATCACCCGCTGTATTAGTCGCCGCCGCCGCCCAACCAGTAAGGCTTTCCTGACTGCCAAACCTAATTAACAACGGGTCTTGGTCGGTGCTAAACTCAGAATCAGAACCAAAGGTCACAATGTGACGGTCCTTGTCCGAAACCAAAACAATCTTGGCTTTAGTCGGAGGATTGTTTGCGCCCGACAAGGAGGATAAAGCTACCGCTCTAACGCCCGTGCCATTGGTTTTATCCCAATAGTAGATGTTGCCGTCACGGTCATTAATCAACAAGTCTTCGCCAAAGTTATCGTGGCTCCAAATACGCAGCGTCTGGCCCACAACAGATAAGTCAGTGGAAGAGTTCCACGTTCCGCGTCCATACGTTCCCGCGTTCCAACCGTTGCCCACAATAGTTGTGTCTAGGCCCGTGTTGATTTGATATGCTGCAACGGTGGCCGTGCCGCCCGTGCCACTGTCCGAAGTATTGGAAAATACAAAAGTCGCGTTTAAACCAGCCGTAGTGGTTATTGAACCAATGCTTGAAACGGTACGAGCCTCGATTTGAAACACGTTACTGCTTACAACTGCCGTTACCTGATATTCTTGGTTTAAGACCGCCGCCGTTATTACCCCGCCAAGGGTGGCCGCATCTGTAAAGGTAACAAAGTCGTTGTCCAAGGCACCATGATCGTTTTCAGTGACCTTAATAGTGCAACATCCAACCGCAACACCGTCTGCATGAGAGGCGGCGGTTGTTCCGTTTTGACCTCTAGTACAACCAATCAACGTTGCGCTTGATATGGCACCATAGGTTATTTCTTCGGAACCTATTTTAATTCGTCCAGACGCAGGAAACCCTGACGCGCTGTCTAATATGATAGATTGCGAATTGGCGTCTATTGCACCGTTTAAGGTATCCGCGCCTGTGGCAAAGGTTGCGTTACCCGCGCTTGTGGTAAGCCGAATAGGGGTAATGTCGTAGTATTGTTGACCCTCTAACAGATAGTATTTTAAGTGTGTTCCCACACCAATAAACTCTGTGCCATCTAATGCTTTCCATGAATGCAAAGCACGACAGGTTCCCAAAAAAGCAACGTCTGTAAACTTAGACCAACCGCCTATTTTTTCTGGAAACCCAAATCTAAACCTGACCTTATCCACATCAAACCATCCCCCCTCATTAGTGTATGAGGTGGTTTCTCGATTAACACCGGGCTTGAATTGGAGCTTGGTCAGGGGCATAGCTTTATCCTGTAAAGTTGTCTGCTGCCGTTATTGCTGCATTGATAGCAGTAAAGCTCTTACTTCCCCAGTCACTATATGTATCTTTTTGATATTTGAGATAGCCTACGCTACGAGATACACGGGCTTTCTTTTCGTCGTGCGTTAGGTCATGTGCAAAGTCTGCATCTGTTGCGCCAGCGCCTTTGCCATGTGTGGCGATTACGGAAGTTACTGTTCCTGCACCATCAATACAGGCTTGGTGTGCTTGTGTGATTTCTTCTGCGGTACGTGTCATTTATTTATCCTCTATTGTTATGTTGCCTGAGATGGATATTCTTTCTCCATCGTTTTCATAAAACGGAAAGACTTGGTGAAGCATTTGTGACGGGAACATAACCATGTATCCTTCTGCTTCCTTTTCCATATTGTATGCAAAGGTGGATACCTTGCCTAGTGTGTTTGTGTAACTGAATGCAAAGTTGGATATGTGGTTATCCGCATTTGAATCAACGCAGATCGGCAGTTTCTTTTGCTCTGCGTAGGACGTGGGTATTTGCATCCATATTACAAAGCTAAACACACCGCTGTGATCGTGCGGAGGATTAAACTCATGCTGCCTTTGGAAATTAACCCACAGGCTTTCTAAGCTAAATCCTTGGCCCTCTTTCATTACAGCCCTCCAAGGCGCGCCATAGTTTTGTATATGGTTGTCCATAAAGGAGGGCAGTATTTCACCGACAAACTGTTCTAGCAGGGGAGAGCTAGAGTCTAACCTAATAGACGAACTGATGTTGCCAGCCAGTTCAGACTTCATGTCCTCTGGCTGATCCCGTGCTTCTTTGATCACTGTCCATATGTTTTCAGTCACGTCTTCTGGTAGTTGCCCCTCAACTACGCCTACGTTTGGAAAGTGTCGTGGTATCAGTTCCATGTTTATCCTTCTAACGTAGCTATACGGGCTTCAAGCTCTTGGATTGCTTTTACAAGCATTGGGACTAATGAAGTTGGGCCT